TTTCCTTTGTACACTGAAACGCTTACGGTTGTTATTGTCATTCCACTTTGAGTTATTTTTGTTTCAGGATCCCAAGCCTTTCCGTTTATCACAACTTGATTCATGCGCTCACCGCTTTCTTTTGGCAATCTTGACAAAGTGACTTGCCATATTTCTTAATACTAAAAGCATGTACTCCTTGAGGTATTGACTTCTTACACGATTCACAAGCGTATACGTCCTGTTTAGGCTCTGTAAGCTGTTGTTTTGTCGTTTGTGTATTTGTATTACCACTATCTTTTTTACCGCTTATAGAAGCCTTATTCCCATCATCGTCAGCGTCCCAAGCTACTCCTAATATTGCTGACAGTGCATAACGCCTAGCGTATGTTATCGCACTTCCTGCGCCCTGTGGATCGGTTTTAACAGCATGTAGGGTTAATGGGTCAAACTCTATCCATTCACCGGAACTGTGCATCAATAAGGTTGTGATCGTGATATCCTGTCCGTTTCCACCCGGAGACTGAATGAACGACAATCCGTTTTTAGATAGAACCGGACGAACTGCCGCAAGCAATCCGTCAAGTTCAACGTACTTGCTTTTGAAGAATGGGTTATCACTGTCTTTTACAGGGTCTTTTACTTCCGCTTGAAACTTTGCCAATGCAGAGGCTATTTCTTTAATTGACTCGCTTTTATTCACTCTCCAGCCCTCCTATCTCACATACTTAATGCCGCTTCGTCCGCTATTGTTGTAATCTATTGGCTCTTTAAGCATTTTTCTGTAGCTTTCCATTCTGCGGCTAACTTCTTCTGTGTCTTCCATATCCTTTTTACGCAAAAACTGTTCGCGTTCTTCTCCGGTTAACTTCAAATCGTTAGCTTCTCTTGACCACTCAACAGGCACTTCGCGAAACATTACCCAAGGTTTATCCCAGCCCATATATTCAGCTATTTTACACTCTTTCCAGTGATCATCAGCCCAAGCCATCTTATTCCGCACCTGCCAATCTTGCTATTCCCCTCGCCGTATCCTCTAGCCTATCGGCATATTCATAAACGTCACTACATTCGCAAGCCAAGCAATTTATAATGTCCTCAACATCATCATTCATTGGAACTGAGCTTTTTAACATTTCTAAAAGTCTGTACATGTTGGAGTGAGTTTCTTTTAATCCTTCTACTTTATCCATAAGGCTACCGTCATACCGCACGTATTTACGGCTATCTTGTATCACCTTGATAATTGTTTTAGATGTAACAAGGTTTATTTGTGGTTGTATAAAAGGTCTTATTGACCGTTCAATTACTGGGTTTAACATTTCACTTCATCCCTTTCTTATTGGTGTTAGTCCTTATTACAGGAGGTGTTTTTGGTATTAACGGTTGTGATTTTATCCGTATCATTGTCTTACACTCTCCTTTGTGATATAATAATCGTAGAATATTTTTCCTAACGGGCCGCTCTTGCAGGAGCGGTTTTTTCATGCACTAAATACGCAAATGTTGCTTGTATAATCTTTAGAAAAGCTACTCTTCCACGGCTATTGGTTAGTTGCTCATGTGGTTCAATCACATTGTCTTCTACTATTTTCCCCATCCTGTTTTCTAGCCTCTTAGCTTCTCCAATTCTCCTGTACACATCGGAGTAAATCTCGTAAATTGGTTTAGGCTCTACCGCTGGCAGTAACATCTTACCGACTTCGTTCTGGCGTAACCATTCATAACCAATACGTGGGCAATCATAAAGGCGTACCATTTCGGCGACAATATCCTCCGGGGCAATATACTTTCCTGCTTCGTAAAATTGTAGTGTTCTTGTTTTGATGTGCAATTCTTCTGCTGCCTCTTCTTGCTTATAACCCGAAATTTTACGTGCGTTTGCTAATAGAAATCCGAAACTCTTATTCGTTGTACTCACCTTCTTCGTTTGATACACTAAATATGCGGGGTAAATCACCCCTCCCCATTACAGCCTGTCCTTCTCCTGGGCGGGCTTTCTTTTTACCATAGCCACCGGATAACCTGACCGGCAAAGTACATAACCGCTACTACTAAAAACCCTGCTGTAAACTGGTCAAATAAGCTTGTCTGTTGCCGTGGTTCGTGGCTTTCTATCTGTATTCGCATCAGCCTGCCTCCCTTAAGTAAGTTTTGTAATACCATTCGGCAAACACAGGTTCAACTTTCATAATTTCAGCAATTGATTCTTTATTAATTTCCCCGCTGTTAATAGCCTCTGCCGCTTCATAATATCCTTGGTCAACCTTAGATAATCTACGACATATTTCCTCATCAGTTAATTGACCATGTTTTAATGTGAAGTGGGCTATACAATAATCTGTTCTTTTTGTTTCAACCTTTGGCATATTACACCGCCTTTATATTTCCTATTTGTATGCCAAGTTCAAAGCCTTGCAAAAATGCATCTTCTCTAGCTTTCTTCGTTTGTTCAAGCATCAAATTTATAAGTTTGTTATTATCAGTAGAACTTAAAGGCAACGATACTATAAATTCGCTTAATTTTTGTACTATTTCTAAATACTCTTTTGTTTGATTAATTTCTATTGCAGGTTCAGTTTCTGTTAGCATCTATATCCCTCTCATAGATACTGCGCTATGTATCCTGCTACCAATTACCGAATGAACATTAGCGCAAGCTGAATTACCAAATACATTGTTTTCCTTGATTCTCTCTGCGCTTACTTCCTCAGTTAAAGCAATTTGCAGTAGTTCTATTGAGCTAAGATGATCCCGTACTGATGCACTTTTAGGAAGATTTCTTTCCGCTTTAAATTCATGTGAAGTTTTACCGATTATTGCTTTATTGGTTTCAGTGGAACACATGGCGTAAATATTACCTGGGCCTCCTTGTCTGCTTGCCAATATTCCGTTTCGGTACTGATTGGTTAACTTAGTTCTAAACCTTGCGTCAATCCATTTGTCATCTTTACCTTTACGCCGATATGCGTTAATGGCCCGTTCCATTTTTAAATCAGGATTGCTTGCTTCTTCCATGTGGTCTTTAAAACATTGGTTGACAAACATGTGCAATTCTGGGGAAAGATACTTAGCATAGGCTAAAGCAATTTGCCAATGTGCCCAAGTGCCACCGTTACGGCCCCTAACTGTTTTTATAAAACCTCCTACCGAAGCACATTTAAAAACATCCTTAACCCATTCAGATAAATCCTTGATTTTACTACGTCCATGAGGTTTTGTTTTTAAACCTCCTACCGAATTGGGTTTTTCTTTTCTCATAACAGCAAGCACAAAATCCGCTGTTGGAGAATCATTTAACCAACGCCACACTTCTTGATTAGTTGGACTTCCTGCAGCTTTCCATAAATCGGTAAGACTAATTTTTTCTTTACCTTCAAAAGCTACTTGAATACCGTTGAACTCGCGTTTGATTAACTCATTCATAACTAAGCCCCCTTTTTATTATTTTTCTTTCGATTGGCATGTCTTTCACTGTCGTCAAAAAAAATATCAATAACTGACATATCTAACGCCCTAGCTATTTTTACCATCATACTTTTAGTTGGATCTTGTCTTCCGTTTTCAATAAAAGAAATAGTAGAGCGACTAACGCCTGCCAATATAGCTAACTCTGATTGAGACAAACGATATTTACGTCTAGCTTTAGCTAAAGCACATTTTATATTGATTGACATGTTATTCACCTCCTTGTCTATAATTTACCACTTTTTGATTAGCATGTCAATGAAATTTTGAAAGAAATGCTAATCATTTATTATTTTGAATAACATGCTATACTAATTTACAGGAGTGATGTTTTATGGATAATTTGAATTCTATTATTAAAGAAAGGCGAAAAGAACTTGGATTATCTACAAGAGAATTAGCCGTAAGGTCTGGTATTAGCCAAGGTTATATATCACAACTAGAAAAAGGAATAGATATCCGTACCGGAAAATCAATTAGACCAACAGTTGATATTATCAATAAACTAGCAAAAGGTTTAAATGTAACTATTGATTATTTACTTGAAAAAGTTGACAAGCCTGATCATATATATGTCGAACCAGGTATACTTGGAGATGGTAAAGGTACTAGTGTATCATTATCCAAGCAAAGGGAATATGCTGCTGCTATTGCCGCTGGAGCGAAAGAAAATAACGCTAATGATAAACCCCTATATGTCAAATTAGACCGTATAGTCAAGAATATGCCAGAAAAAGAAGTTGAGCAAGTTTTAAATTTTGCAAAGTATATCAATATGAAAGGTAAAGACAGATTGCCTGATGACGACGACGATTTCTGAAATACCCGACTATTATTATATGAAAAAATTAGCTCATGATGTCCTTATGTCTCTAAAACATCCTGCGATACCCATCAAGGTTATGCCTATAGTTAAAGAATTATCTAATAAAGATCTTATTGCTCATACATTCGAACAACATACTAAAATTGAAAACTTAGATTACAATACATTTTTATTGAATGCCCCCAGCCAAGATGGTACACTACACTATTTACCTGACCACAATTCTTATGTACTTCTTTATAATAATAATATTCAAAAAGAAAGAAAGACTTGGACAATAGCACATGAATTAGGACATTATTTTGGTAACCATGAAATTAAAAAGTACAATTATTTAAACAGTACAGGCGAAAAAAAAATCCCTGAAGAACTAAACATCGTTCTTGAACAAGAAGCCAATTGTTTTGCAAAAGAAATATTAGCACCAACCTCTTTAATACAGCTTATGATGGGTTTATTTCAAATATATGATTTCACAGGTATTTATACTATATTAAGATCTTTATTCCGACTTAGCAAAGAAGCATCTTACAATATTGCAACTAATATATGTAAACTAAATTCCCCTAGTTATTCCAAGAAATTATGTTTAAAATACGAATCCGAAATAATAAAGTATTACAACCTTTTTGAAAATCGAAGTTTTTTTAATACTTTATTACGACAATATGAACATGAAATAGATTCTAGAGATTTCAAAAAACGTTTAATACTAAACCCTATTGATTTTTTTAATTATTGTTAATAAAGGCAGCAAAAGACACAGCACATTATTAGGCTGTGTCTTTATATAAAGGGAGGGGTATTATGAGAAAGGTTGTATTGATTATAACCATGCTATTATCATGCTTGACAATTACGGTATATGCAAACGACTTTATATGTACAAAAAACAATATTTCCTATAGTGTTAATATGGATAATATTAGTATTTACGACGATATTCTTGTTTTTAATATGATTATTGATAATCCACAAGATAAAGATTTAAAAGTTGTTGAAATTGCAGTAAATAATAAAACTAACGAATTTAGGTTTGATAATGGTACTAGGTACGATAAAAAGACAAACTTACGGATTGATTCAGAAGATAAACCTACTCGCTGGAGTCCTATCGAAGAAGGAAGTGTTGCTAAAAAAGCTATTGATTATGTAAAAAATAATTATAAAGAAACGCCTCCCGTTATATATAAAGGCAGATGGGCATTAGCAAATGACAGCAAAGATGCAAAAACATATTTTGATGTATATACATACTACGTTGTACCTATTAATAATCAGTTGTGTGTAAACTGTTGGCTAAGAACTGAAACTCCTAAATTTGATGCTGTTGAGCATATTATATTTAAAATTGATGATGTGTCTTATATATCTAAAGAAGTTAAGATTTACGATAAAAATGGTAACTTAAAAGAGAGCGTAGATTCTACAGAAAAAGGTTGGGAACAAACTACTCCTGGTTCAAAACGAGAAAAAGACCTTAAGGAAATTGTAATATGGATAGACAAGCATCATAATTCTTATCCAGCTAGAACAATAGACTAAGGAGATGATATTATGAAAAAAACTATTTTATTAGTTTGTATATTGTTATTATTGTGTAATATTGCTTACGCTGCAAAATGGGAACAAGCATTAATAGATCTTAAAGGAAACACTTTTTATGTTGATGTAAGTGACATTAATTATTCAAAACAAAAAATAACTTTCTGGACAAAACAAGAGAATGTTGACCCTTTTAAAAACAACGGCGCCAAAACTCTTATATGGAAATCAGTAGTTGATTTAAAAAACTATAAATGTAGAATATTTAATGGAACAACTTATTACGAAGATGGAACTGTAAAAACTATTCCGTTAGGTAATGAATATGATATTCAATTTACTTCAAACATCTCTTACATTTTAGGGAAAGCAATCGTTTCTTGTATGAATAAGCAAGCCTGGACTCAAGTTAACGATTCATCTTTTTCTAATCAATATAAAGACTTAGATGGGACAATTATATATTTGGAAAAATCTTATCTTGAAAATGGAGATGTTAGTTACGGTTTAATTAGCTTCAACCCTAATAATAGAATTATGAATATTTATACAGTTGGAAGTTACAATAGTAAAGATCAAAATTATTATTCTGTTTTTCTCGGCAACCCGGCAATTAATCCACCTTTAAAAAAAGGTGTTCCATCTGATATTGTAGTTGAAGAAGTAATGAAAAATTTACCGCCAGATAACTAAATATTTTACAACCGGGAATACTTTAGGTATAATGGTGATAGAATATATAAACCAAAACGCCCTGCTAGTAACAGGACGTTCGGTTGAATACTGGAGGCTACCTAAACCAAAGCGTGATATGTTCTGGCCTTAGCAAGATTATTGTTATAGCAATAATCAGCCAGATAATCACTCGTGGAGAAATCCACACGATCGTCACCTCCCTTATTCAGTTTGGGAGAGCTTGTTCCTCTCCCAAAAACCATTATAACAAAAGCCGGTTGGTTGTCCAACGGCTTTTTATTTTTACACAAGTGAGGTTATTATGAGAGTAGCTATATACGCCCGTGTAAGCACAACAGAGCAAGCCGAAAAAGGTTATTCACTTGAAACACAGGTTGCGGAGTGTGAGAAAAACTCACCGGACGGAAGTATAATAGAAAAATTTATTGATAAGGGGTTTTCTGGCGAGTTTTTGGACAGACCAGCTATGATTAAACTTAGAGAATGTATAAAAGAAAAGCTGTTTAATATAGTTATCTGTTATGATCCTGATAGATTGGCTAGAAACCTTGCTCATCAGCTTATTATTACAGATGAAATTGAAAAATCAGGGGCTACATTAAAATTTGTATCGGTTAATTTTGAACAGTCGCCAGAAGGTAGACTGTTTTACTCTATCCGCGGTGCTGTATCGGCGTTTGAAAAGGAGAAAATCAAGGAACGTACGAATAGAGGCAGAAAGGCAAAAATGTTGTCCGGTAAATTGCCAGGTAAATATTACACTTATGGGTATGATTGGGACGAAGAAAACTGCAATTATAAAATAAATGAAGAACAGGCCAAAATAGTCAGGTTAATTTTTCAACTTTTTACTGTTGAAAGATTAGGTACTGGTAAAATATCAGACCATTTAAACTTATTAGGAGTACCACCAGAGAAAGGTAAAATATGGTACAATCGCACGGTTTACAATATCCTAAATAGAAGTGATTATATTGGAAAACATGAAGGGCTAAAATACAAATACACATTAAAAGGCATTGGAAAAATATCAAGAGAAAAAAGAAGCGAAGATGAAATAATAGAAATTTCAACTCCGCAAATTATTAGTGAAGAAATATTCTACAAAGTAAGAGATCAGTTATTAACCAATAAAACTAATTCCCCACGCAATACAAAACACTTTTACCTTTTTCAAAACATTATTTATTGTGGAAAATGCAGACATAAAATGTATATTAAGATAATCGGGGATATACATTATTATCATTGTATGTCAAACACTTATAAACATTATGATAAATGCGATAACAGGGTAATAAGTGCTAAAATTGTTGATGATGTTGTTTGGGGATATGTTAAAAATAAGACTAACTTAAAAAGAGCCGCTCTTAAAATTGAAACTTATGATGAAGTTAAAGAAGATAACACCATTGAGCAAAAGGAAAAGCTGCTAAAACAAAGGGAAAAAGTGTTGTCTTGGTTGGCTAATAATTTAATATCTGACACCGAAGCAGAAAAGCAACTTATAAATATAAAATATAGACTAGAATTGTTAAGTATTCCACCAAAAATTAAGCCTAAAAAAGTAAATATAGATTCTATTTTAGAAATTATTAGTCATGCCAGAACATCAGAAGAAATGAAAAAAGCCGTAGCAGACACTATAAGCAAAGTGTACATACTACGGCTAGACAAAGGCAGGAAAACTCCTGAATTACAAATTGATATTGAGCTACTTTAATATGCAGTTGTACGTATAGTTTTGTAAAGGCGTACACACAAAAACATATTATAATCACATTTCATAACATCTATAGAAACACTCGTTACTCAATTGGGTAATAACTATTGTTTTTTATCCTTAATTTTACTATCAAACAACCAATCGCTAATCTTAGTAAACCACCGTGTAGGTAGCATTACTTTTAAATTATTTTGTTTGCTTGTCTTTCCAACTTGCTGACACAAACGCGGTAGATAACAGTACTAATGAAAAAAGCAATGCAAATTGTGGTATAAGCAATATAAAGATTGAGATACTTTTATTAACCAATGCTATAAATCCGTGAATAAGAATCGCAGAAAAAAAGGTAATAAATGCTCCAACTCCAACGAATGACAGTTTTCCTCCACCTTTAATAATAGCGTCTATTACTTCACGTAATTCATCCATGGCTGGTTTCCTTTCCGAGGTATTGTTAGAAGCTATAATACTTAAAAAATTCAAGAAAAGAGCCGTCGATGCAATGGCAATAGCAAATAACCCACTTGAAGCTGAGGTAAATATATTTATAAATTCTTTAGCCGTCGTAGAATCAACCCACCAACTTGAAAATAAAACTCCCTCTATTACACAAATTACTAATGATATTAATGCCGAAGTATACATGATTAACGCCTCCTAAGTTAATGATTTTAAAATTATATCATACTTATCGTATAAATCGGCATCGTATCATTCTTTTTAAATCTTGTTATAATGAGTATTTTCGTTTATTTACATCCAAACCATTTTCTCAATATAGGCATTATATTAACAGTAAACTTAAAATCCGGTATCTTCACGCTGCCACCTCCTGTAATTTTTTCAACAAGTCGGCTGGCGTAACATTATCAGCACTAAAGTCAGGGAATATGTTTAGGCCCCCTGATTGTAGGATTCTAGTTACAGCCTCGCTACAATCTACTGTTTTCTCTCCATCCCCTGGTACTGTTACGCCTAAAAGATCATGCAACCCGCCGTCTAAACACGCCCTGTACCCGTATGGAGTGCCTAGCAGTTTATTTGCCTCCGCTTCTGCCGCTTCTATATTGGGTATATCTACTTCAATGATAGTGTGCTTGAACTGATCGTAGGCATTCTCTGGCGATTTAACAAAGCCGTTGGACAAAGCTTCGAGAATACCACCAAGCATAAATATTGCAGCGTGGCTCGGGTCTTCTCCTGGGCCTTCTACTTTGTCGATTATTCTACCAAATTCAGTTACTGGGTAACTGAACAAAACTTTTACCTTCATTATAATATACCTCCTGATAAAGAAATAAGCCCCGGCAATTAACCGGGGCTTTTACTATTAAGAAATTTTGTCTTTTAATTTGGTAACAAGCAAGACAACGGCGGCGGCTTCGCCCGCCCTGCCAGCGGCAATTAGTGCTCGTATAGATACGGCCTCGATTTTGTCTCTGCAAGCAACCCATAAATCAGTAGTAGTTTTTACTTCTGCTTCTAATCTGGTTGCCTCCGTATCGCCCAAGGTAAATATCCTTTCTAAAAACTCTGTTGTTCCGCTCGTTACAGAACTAATTACGCTAGTAATTGCCGCAGTTTCTGCCGCCGATGATACATCTGTAGTAGTACTCGTAGTACTCGCCTCCTCAGTAGTTGTAGTAGTGGATTCAGCAGTTAAACTAATAGTTCCAGTAGTAGTGGTATCATCGGTGATCGCCAGCGTAACGCTTGCACTGGTGTAACCGGATAAAGCAGCGGTAAAGTCATAATTGCCAGCATCTAAGCCCTCAACTGTTGCTACCCCTGTACTGTCGGTTGTAGCCTCGCATGATACTCCACCTACTGCATAGGTAATAGTAGCCCCTTCTAATACGTTTGTGCCGTCATTGACGGTAATAGTGGCTGTTCCTGCCATGTTAAAACACTTCCTTTTACATTTTTTATATATCCACCGCAAAAAGCGGGATATAGTCCTTAAACCGTAAGGTATGGCCCTTTTAGCCTCGGCTTCTGCGAAACTAAAAATCGCCACTTTAGCAGCTTCTAATTCGGTCTGCACAAAGGGCGATTTAGCAAGGTATTCTATTATTTGTTCGACTTGTTCTTGGTTCATTTAATCACACCTTTTATACGTATTAAAAAGGTATTAATAACCTATATATTAGGTATTATTTTGTAAAGAGTTTCACCTGGGCATGCCGTTGCTACCTGCGGATTATCTATAATACCGGCTACGTCCCTGTGTCCTATTACATTGGCATTAGGGTACTTTCCCTTTAAGTCTGCAATATTGTCCTTTAGGGCTTGAATTTGGGCTTCTGTGGGGATATCTACACCTTCGAAGTTGCCCTCTAGTGATACGCCAACAGAGCAATAATTAAGGCCCTGAGCATGTGCGCCCACGGCCCAATCAGGCCTACCTTGGACGGTTGTTCCATCCCCTTTGATTACTCTGTGATATCCAATACCATTCCAGCCTAAATTACAGTGTTCTTGAAATATATCATCTACGTCCTGTATCTGCGGCCCCGCGGTGTGGTGGATAATAATATAATCGGTTGAGTTTCTACCGCTGAATCCGTGGGGCCAGGGATAATCCTTTTGTACTATGTTCATTTCTTCACCTTCAATTCATCATAGACTTTCCACATTTGGTCGTCAGTAATGTTCACCCCTTTGCTTTTGAGTGAGTTAAACACATTTACCACATTGCCATTTGTGGCTTTTAAATAGACTTTAGGAGGCTTGCTATGATAACTTCCTACCTTATAGCAAACGCCTCCAACAAAGAACACTAGAAGGGCTATGTACATGATATAAACATACTTTTTATCCATAATACCCCCTAATGCCTAAAAGCGGCGAATACAGCAATAGCCGTAGTAATCAGCCACATAAGCATTACCTTATTCCCTGTCCATTGCGCTACCGTCTTTTCCAAGGTTGCAATGCGGCTTTCATGATTAAGCTTTTCAACCTCTTCGTTTTTAGTTGTGATCCTTTCAACGGCAAGTTGCAGTACTTGTAGTTTTTCCAGCATAGCATCCATTTTCGCTGATAAATCTTGTACCTCAGTATTGCTCACACATTCAGCCCCTCCCCAATAAATTATTTAAAGCCTATTTTCTCTTTTTCTTTAATAAACACATGGTTAAGTTTGATCAGTTGTTCCGGTGTTGCGCTAATTTCGGCTTGTTCCAACATGTCAGGCAATTTTCTCGACACATCATTGTATCTAATAACCACTGACCGGCTTTTTTGCCCATAATAATAGCCGCCGGTATAACTTGCTATACCAACGGCTATAAACGAGACTATTAACGCTAAAATAAACATAGTTCTCATGATTCTGCGGTTGATGTGCCTTGGTCGTATACAGTGGCTTGCACATTTCCGCATACCGAACAAGTATAACGCCCTGTGGTAGAATCATAAGTCAAAGGGGCACCGCAAACAAAACATTTAGAATCAGACATTGATAATCGCCTCCTGTCGTTTACTTCTGATACTTACTTTTTGCGTTAATGCACGTTCAGCAGACCATCCTAATTTTAACCTAGAAGTAATAGTAAGCCTTCCGATTCCAAGTTCTTTGCTCCATTGAGAAATAGTTTGTCTTCTTCCGCCTAATGTCAAATGTCTATTTTGGCGAGTATTGTTTTGTTGTTCTTGCATTGTTGCCCAAACACAATTTTCTTTATTATATCCCTCGTTATTATTTTTTCGTTCAAGAGACATTCCTTTTGGTCTTTCTCCCATATCTGTATAAAAATTAACAAAAGAACGCCATTCATCACAAACAGTGATTCCGCGTTCTCCGTAATCTTTATAAAATTTATCTTTTTTATTTGTGCATCTTTGAATCATATGCTGCCATGCTCGATATTCAGGAGTTAACCATTTACCATGTTTTGTATGGATTTCTTTTTTAAAACAGCCACAAGATTGAGTATTACCCTTTTTTAAATTATCTCCTTTAACAACAACAGTGTTTCCGCAATCACACTTGCAATTCCAATATGTACGTTTTTTTCGTATTTCCGCAAAATTAATAACCGTTAATCTTCCAAACTTTTGTCCACCTAAATCTAACCTTTTGCTCATACCAAAAACCACCAATCATTATAATGCTATGATTCTATTATGCTCTGTTGCGCCGCTAATAGAGCCGTTTTTAATGTGGTATATTCCGTTTGTATTTCCGTTTGTCGAGTTGTTATAACGGTAGAATCAGTGTTGCCAAGCGCAGCCGCGGCATAAGCCTCCTTAAGTGCTAAAAATTGCGGATGATATTCAGCATTTAACACATCTAGTTTTTGATTTTTTACCGCTGCTACATAACCGGAGAAAGCAGCCGCTAATTCAGTTGCCGTAACATCAGATGGAGAATCAACATTGAAGTATACTTCTCCTGTGGTAATATCACTTTCGCTGTTTACTGTTCTAAAAGATAAGCCATTATTCGACGCCGCATAACCAGCCATTATAAGTTTTCCTCCCATCCTGTTAATCCTAAGAAGTTACTAGATCCTTCAGAGGCCCAATATATATTAGTGCTTTCTAGCAGAATGGAAACATTACTAACGTTGGTGTTGTTGTACGGAAAATTAGAAGCAAACGGAGGATTTGTCGTACTATTATAACCACCATAATTAGAGTTAGGTGCAACTAATACTTTTGTACCGCCGTAACCAAACAATGCTAGATCAATACTTTTAGCGGTAGATGGAACATATGAACTAGTTGACACAGTTGTCCATCCTGGAGTAGCTGGGGTTCCCGATGCTCCGCTAGCTAATCTAAGCATTCCTGTTAATATTGTACCATCGACAATATACTGCGCCCTATGTCCCCGCTGTATTATCCTATATAAATAACTACTGGAATTGGTCAATATAGCCCCAACCCTTACATAAAAGGTATAACCACTTGGTAATGTCGGTGAACTTGAACTGGTTGAAGCCAAACATGCTACGGTATTAGTAGTAGGATTATATATTACATAAGTGTAATACCAAGTAGAAGCAGATACGGTCCCAGTATCTATCGCATTTGCTCCAGTGGTGGACATTGACAAGGTTAGACTTATGCTTGCCTGAGTATATGGGCAATAATCTGCGGCGATTGTGGCGGCGGTGTTAGATGTTACGGTTGAGACTACATTGCGAAAATCATTGAAATTGAAGTCGCTTGATGTTGCTATACGTTTCCATGCTGACCATGTTCCAGCATTGCATCTGCGTTCAAATGAGTTAAACGCCGCCGTTCCATATCCTGTTGCTCTTTGATATACATAGGTGTCTTGATAACGAATAACTATAACATAATACCATGTAGTACTTCCACTTGTAGGAGCATTTGTTAGGTTATTGCCAACAAAGAACCCTGTAGTTAGGTAGTTATTCCAGTCACTTGTTGCTGTTGCTGCCGCTGTGCCAAGGCCATATCCGCTAGGTGCAGCCCCTAAATTAGTCCTGGCTGCTGCCGCTGTGGTTGCTCCCGTGCCGCCTGATGCTACAGGTATAGGCAACGATATACTTGCTGCGCTTGCTTCCGCTTCTGCGGCTTTAGTGGTGGCAATCACGGCTTGTTCTGTAGCTGTCGTTGCTTTTGTAGTTGATGTAGCTGCGGCATTAGTAGCAATTGTGGCTTGTTCTGTTGCTGTTGTGGCGCTACCAGCTGCCGCCGACGCATATGTTCCTGCCGCCTCGGTTGCCGCCTCAATAATATCGTTTACTGACGTTGCGGTGCTAGAAGACGAAATATCATATTTTATGCACCTGCTTAATACTTCTGTCTGTTGCTGGTCAATCATGGTAAGCTTGTCAAATACTTCTTCATGTGTTTCAGCGTAAAAAGCACCTTGATTTTCTAAATCTACCTCTTGAGTTAATGGCACCTCCCTTGATAAAGTTAATTGATAGTCACTTCCATATCCTGACGCTGCGGAATAAGTTACTGTTAATGCGTCTGTGTCTACCGTAAACCCTGATGTTATCTCTGTAGTGCTGGATACTGTGCCGGAATTGTCGGTAAGATAAAGATGAATGTCGCTGCCGTCATCGGTTGAAATAGCAAAGGTGTAACTAAATACTGTGGTTGAACTGTTTAAGGTATAGACATTCTTTGTTACGGTATTTGATACGGTCATGTAAGCCCTCCTTTCAATATAAAAAGAGAGCAGCATTTGCCACTCTCTAATTGATTGATTAATTACTTTTTAAGCATTTCTAATAACTTTTGTCGCCCCCTCTCGTTGTATCGAAATCCTTCAATCTGTTTTTTGCTATGCGAGGCTTGATCGAGGACTATAATACCGTATTCATCAGTTTTAATTCCTTCCTTATTAGCTATCCTTCCAACTATATTGGATGATACACCAGTTTCCTTTGCAATATCACTAGCAGTATACATTTTTTCAATCTTAGGCCGTGGTATGGTGTTTTTGCCAACAATCATTTCTAAGGCATTATATTTTATCAACTCAGCGGCAACAGGAGAAAGCTTATATTTACTTGCCGCCATAATAAGGAACTCAGCGTTTTTCCGGTTGGCATTAAGCAAACGGGCTTGGGCGTTCTTGGTTCTGGCTTCGACGAGTGCCGGGTCAACTTGCTTAAAGGCTTTAATTGTGCCTTTGCGAAGTGCTTTAAGTATCTGCCGGACTTTTGCGCGGAACTCTCTTGCACGATCAGTACCGGCTAACATAGCCGCTTGTTTATTTACCTAAACGTAGATATTAGTTGTTGTAATTTTTCTCTTTGTTCCTTGTTCATCGACTGCGGGTTGTTTAGTTTACTTTGTATCTTTTTAGCAACATCGTTCCTAACGGTGTCCTTCTGTTCCTGTGGAAGGTTATTGTAATACTCAATAGCCTTTTCAACATCAAGTTGATTTACCTTAAGTTGGTCTTTATTCATTCTGGATTGTTCCATAATCTCTTTATATTTATTCGGGCTTATCTCTCCTGATTGTAAAGCATTCTGCAGGCTTAAAGTATTGCCATCTTTTAAATCAGCAATTATTTGATTCTTTAATCCTTTTTCTCCTTCTCGTTCGTTTCCAACACGTTTGAATACGTCTGCTACTTCCGGCTTAACTCCATTAGCGGCATAGTCATATAAATTCCAGAACCAAGCGTTAAACTGATCAGGATATCCTATTGTATAAGCGGCAGTTTTAGTTATAGCCTCCGCAACGTCTTGTTTAGTCGCTTTTGGACTTGCTACCTTTTTAGCTATAGTGGTTGCCGCTTCTATCCCTGATAAAACAAGCGGTGTTCTGTTGGAATATGCTTTTATACCCATCATATAATCCAAGGCCAATGGAGCAAAATCTCTGACCACCGGAAACATTTGCAAAGGCGAGGTTACTATTTCCTTTGCCCAATATTTCTTTGCATCTTCGTTTTCTCCCGGCCCCTTACCGGATATAATGTCGCTTAATACAGGGAATATAACAAATTGGGCAGCTAAATAACCCGCAAACCTAGGCGAACCAGTTAAAGGGTTTTTCTGCAACATCCCTTTTTCTTGAATAAACCTATTGTGCATAGTATTAAAGAATCCATAAAATGAGTTTAAAATGCTAGTTGTTCCGTTTTTGCTTCTCATAAACAACGACAAGTCTTGCGTTCTTCCTGAACCATTAACACTTTTTATTAACGTATCAGCATAATATACGGCTTGTTTTTGATCTCCGGTTCTGGCAAACTCTTTTTTGAATGCTTGTTTCCACATTGGGATTGCTATTAAATCATCGGTATATGTCATTAAGCCGGAAAGAAATTCTCTGACGTTTCCAGTAATACCGTTTTTCTTAAATATTTCTTCTTGCGCTCTGATTATTGCATAGTCAGGGCTTTGTTGTCTGTCTCTCATGAACGGCGACAATTTATAAACTTCATCACGAATTTTTAACGCCGCTGGGTAATAGGTCAACGCTTTCGATGTATAGTTGCATAACCCTTCTTTCATTAGCCCCATCATAGCGTCACCGTATCCAAAATCTTTAATAGCTTTAGGATATAGCGCAATGTTAGCAAGATTTTGTACTAGTACCGAAAGTCTTCCTAATACCGCCGCCGAACCTGCTTTCCTTTTCGCTATGTTCATTACTTTATCATAGGCAGACATGCCAACATTTTTATATGCCTCTCCGTTTGCTACATTGACAACGTAGTCGCTTATTGCTTTTAATCCTTCCGGCCCTAGTTTTATCCTAACTGCATTTTGGAAATCCTCGTCTTTTATCATTCTGCGAAAGTCTGCAATCAAGTCCCTAAAATATAAGTCGTGTACTACTTCGGTAACGTGCCGATTTATAACCGATAAATCTAAATCTACGGCGTAATCTTTTCCGGTACGCTGCCTAGTATAACCATTTTTCGTAACGGATTTAGCACCACCATTATACTCGTTATATATCGGCCCTTGCACGTCTGCCAATTGTGCCGACTGCAATGTACTTTCTGGGTCTTGGCGTAAAGGATAATACCCTCCATCCATATTAACAGTCTTGCCGTCCTTTGTTGTCACGGTATAAGGAGAAGCCTCCACTTTATCTGGCGCGAACCCGCTGCTTTCTTCATTAAACTTCGCAACATCCGGCCATAACGAATTAATTGTATCGGTTATTTTTTGAACCGCTTTCCATTGCTTTTCAGTAAGATTATTTTGCAGTAAAGATAGAATTGTTGGTTCATCCCATTTTTTAGCATCGGCAAAAGTTAACGGCCTTGTTTTTACTATCTTCGCACGATTACCTTCGTTCCCATAGTTCAGGGCTATGGCCATTAAGTCTTTATCAGAACATGAAACGCCTACCTCCTCTCTGAATAAATTCCTATCCATCTTCTTTAGTTCATCTGCACCAAATTCTCCATGAAATATTTCTTTCAGTTTTGTACTAATTTCATTCATTCTAATACTTTCGAGATTGGCCCTTTCGTGTGCCGATCTAATAAAGAATTTTTCAAATGCACCGAAAGTTTCCCACCCTTGCATTTTACGGACAATAGTGTCTATTGTTTCAAGTTCGTAAGCAAGCCCATTCATTCCACGTTTAGCCTGTTCGATAGAGGTTTTTCTTTTTGGCTTATAGGAGTCTTTAACATTTGAGTTAAGTTCTTTCAGCATATCTCCTTTTATTTCGGACATTAAACGGCCCTTTTCGGCAGCTATAGAACGCTTCTCATTGCTTGCTACCTTTTTAATGTTTCTGATAGCGTCTGTTACATCTTTTAATTCCCAACGTGTCAATTCATCATAGGGCTTTTTAATCGATTCATCCAATAACCAATCAGCTATATTAACATTACTCAACTCATTATTCATCCGGTCAGACCATTGATTTAATGTTTCGGTTTTACCTTTAGCGTCATAGTCATTACGGTCAAACCCGAAACGGTCGAGTAAAGATGCGGCTTGGTTAAAATGTTCTTGCGTCTTAAATATTTCTAACTTTTGGCCCTTAACATCTTTCAAATACTTCTCTTGCTTTTTAAAAAACTTGTAATAGTCCATTGCTTCGATTGTTTTAAGATGGTTTACTAATTCGGTCTCCTTCCATTGGGCCGCTTCTTCATATAATCCTTTTCTATATGCCCTTTCTGACGCTCTGGCGGCCTTTTGCGCTATATTGGCATATTGTTTATAGTTAATAGCCTCTTTCAGTGTTTTACCAAGGAATTCATACTTCACATACTTTTTAGCCGCCGCTATGGAAATATCCGCTTTTCTGGCTAATTGTTGACTTACGTTTTCAGCTTTTAGCCACTCTTTAGCCGATTGCCATTCCGCTTTATTGGCCTTGCGGTCTTCTTTAGATTGCTGCTTTTCTTCTGCTTTACGCTGTTTATCGGCTTCTACCGAATCTTTTTTAAAAGCGTCTAATTCTTCTTTATGGTGCTTTTTAAGGTCGGAAAGTTCGGATTTAAGGGCTTTAACTTGTTCGTCATTTTTAGCTTTTTCCATTTTAAGCACTAAGTCTTTTTCTGCATCGGCCCACCGCTTGCTGATTTCAGCTTCTTTTCTAGCCCTTGCCGCTTCGGTATGCTCTCCCCGGCCCATTCCACGGAGGGTTTCCGCTTCAATAGCCGCCGCCTTTGCTGTTCCGGTGTTAGACTTTTCTTTTACCTTTATATCTTCCCGGTTATCGAGATTTTCCTTTTTGAATTTAGTTGTGGCCTTTTCTAACTCTGTTTTTGCTTTTTCTGCTTTAGAGCCATTCTTAATAATTTCCTTGGCAAGGTGATCACCAGAAGAAAAACCATGTTCTTCTGCTATAGCGTCAACGGTAGCCATTTGCGAATCATCCAATTTATCAGCGAGGTATTTACTGGCAACTTCTTTAGCGTCCTTAACATCTTTGCCAAACAACTGCAAATTAAAATCAAGCCTGTCAGACGCTTGATATAGCGGCGATTCGTTTAATTTTTCGTCTATTATTTTTCTGGCTTCTTCAAGATGTGAATTTAGTTTACTTTGAAAGTCAGGGCTAGCTTCTATTCTTTGCCGATCACGGGCTATTTTATCGGAAACCGCTTGCGATTCTCCCCTTGCCGCTGAGTATTCCGGTGTTTCATTAAGCCCTATTTCTTCATGGTACGGACTTTCTACTTCCGTTGATTCTTCCGGTACGCGAGAATCGGCTTCCCTTATGCGTTGCTCGTCTTCGCCAATCGGCCTAGTGTACTCTAACCCTTCTGCGTTAGCTTGTGGGGCGTTTTCTTCTTCCTCTGGTATGTTTACATTAGAATCAGCATTTTCTTCTTCTACAGGACGTTCTACAGAGCCTGTTTTTCCTACTGCGCTTGCCCCTTTAACTTCTCCCTGAAAATCAGCCAAGTGCAAATGTTTCCCTGTGCCAGCATCGTGATAAAGCACTTCACCCCATCCAGCGGCCTTTGCCTTTTCTAATATTTGATTGGCTACATCGTCTGAAATATCACCAACGTATAAATCAATAGCGTCACCAGTCAAGTGATGAGAATGTTCCGCGCCGCCTACAGCCCGATTGTTTTCTTCTGATCGTCTGCCAGATGTTATTTCGGCATTTATACCATAGTCATTTTGGAGTGTTTGCCCAAACTCGTTAGCTGCTTCTTTGACAACGGGTTTAACTCCGGCGTAGTCTTCCACATCAGCGGCAACAGGAAGTTGTGTAGCAGGTTGTGAAACTTGCTCTTGCTCGCCTTTAGGTTGTTTACGCCATTCTCCAAAACCATCTACAATATTTCTTACTTTTGGTGTAAGCGGTGCTTCAAGTTTAATTGTTTCTCCTTTTGCAACTTCACCCTTTAGGCCACCTTTACCAGTTGCCGCCTTTACTCCTGCGTATGCTCCTAGAATCGGGGCGGCTACGTTAACACCACCCATAATTAGATTAGTTAATTCAGCTGCTGGGTTTTGTTGCATCTTTTTACCAAGTTCGGGGTCGGTAACAGTTTGTAGTAATGGGTCAAGCCATACGCTTTTAACCCCTAATCCTAACGAAGTAGCAGCCCCTTTATCGGCGTTTTCCTGCGCTCCTTTATAAGCACCTTCGCCTGTTTGTAACCCAAACGCAGCGGCGGCAATCGGAGGAGCTACCGCTGCGCCAACACCCATCATTCCAGGGTATAAGGTTTCGTTTCTAAAATTAGAACTGGCTTTACTAAGCAATGCTTGTGCTTGGTCAACATCTTCCTGGGTATATCCTGGTTTCGGCGCGTACTTTCCGGTAGCCCCATCATATTCAGCTACCGTGTCAAATCTATTTTGTTCACGGGCCATTTCTTGATAACCTTGTACCGCACCAACGCCATAGTTATACAGGCTGCTTCCTACGCCCTCTACAACCTTTGCCTCCGCTCGTACCCCTTGCCGATTTGATTCGGCGTACATTTCGTTCATGTTTTGAAGGGTGTCTTTTATCCCCGCTAATGTCGGGTGATCTTTATGAAATTTCCAATCTTTAAAACCATCAACGAAGTCGCCAAAGCCATCTATAAGCTTTTCATCGTCGCTTTTTACGTCCGGTGTTATCGCATCTTCCGCGTAATCCGAAACCGACTGTGCCGCGTTACTCGCGTAGTTATACATTTGCTCGTTACTGGCGTGTTGGGCTTCATCGGCTTTTTGCTTGTTTTGCGTGTAGGTATCCCACAAATCAGAAAAAAATCCCATTACTGGCCTCCAAATTTATGCGTCATATAGGCGTAAACATCATCATCTGATGCATCAGGAAACTTTGCTTTTATCGCCCTGAACAGCCTATTATATTCATCGGCTTGCGGATTAGGTGCTTGTTGTTGCTGTTGCTGTTCTTGTGTGCCTCCGTCAGGCCCAAAGTATTTTTTTAGCCTTATTGATGCTAAGTTATATTTTATTTGGCCTTGGGGAGTAATTTCTTTAGCGTCTATGTCGCCTCTTTTTAATCCAGCAATTATTTCATAATACGCTTGCATGGTTTCTGTGTCTCTATCCAGTCCACCATTAGATTCATAATCAGAACGCCACTTATCATCCTTACTGGCAGTTCCTTTAGCTATCCGCCTATCTCTACCTGCGATCTTATCTATGTGATTTTGGATAGTGATTCTCTGGCTTGATAAAAGATTAGTTGCATTATCTAAAATTGATTGCATATTAGCAACGTTTCCAGAACTAAGAACTTGCCTAAATGTGGTTTCATAGTATTTATCGCTTGCCTGTTTCTGGAATTTTTGTTGATCTCCATAAAACTGCTTTAGATTATTCAAATAAATAGGAAGGTCAGGGCTTTCCCCTTTTACTTGCATAATCTCATCGTAGGCCCCTTTTTCATTGTCTATCCCATACTTATTAAACAGAGCCTGTGTTGTGCTGACAGCATCCTGCCTAATAAGTGCCGGACGAAGTTTTGCTTCTATGTCAGAATACGTGTTAGCGTCTAACTTATCTCCGTAATAAGTAACTAAGTCTTTAGCTGCTCCAATATTACCGTCAGTTATGAGATTAAGCGCCGTATCTTTTAATGAACCGTTTATTCTTTTCTGTACGTTGGTATTTATCTCTGCGTCAGTAAGCCCGATTCGCTTGCCGTACATTATTTCATTAGCAACCATATCCCGAATGTTTTGATTCGCGGCTAACTGAAATTGGTTTTTAAGGTCTGCGTCTTGTTGCTGTGAGGCCATCATCATATTAGTAGAAAATCCGTTTGTTAATGTGGTGTTAGCCGAGTCGTAACTTTCTTTCCAGGCTACTCCCTGCTGCTTGTTCTGGTATTTAGCGGTAGCGTTCATTGTCGGTATGTTGGAATCGGCTATCCTTCGCGCAAACAGTTGTTTTTGCCTATCATTAAGGCCCTTTCCAGTTTCGATTGCTATCTTTTGCAAGCCGGAATCAGTTGCCTTTAAAACTCCTGGTACTTCATTGCCTTGATCGTCCTTACCGTCAAGTGCATTTATACCATTTCTGCTAAACTGACCGTTTTCTCCGTATAAAAAACTAATCTTTTGCTTCTCATATTCAGTAAGTGCATTAGTTACACTAAGTTCATCGTCTTTATCTTGTTGCTGTTTAATAGCCCCAGCTAAACCACCAAGTTCCCCGGCAAGGTTTTGTTGCGCTTGTGCCATTCCTCCATTCTCCACCGGGGTATATTGCATCCTTGTTGTAGGTGCATTTTGTGTTACTTGAGAAAAATACCTTGGTACTTGCGGCACTTATATCACCTCTATTTAAGTTTATAGTAACTTGTCACACCGCCAAGCAACGAAGAAAACGCATTTAATTTCCCTGCATTTTTAGCATTAGCAGCGGAAGCCCTTAACGAACTAGCTTGACTTCTATAATTAGTAGCGTCATTTTCCATAGAGTTAACTGTATTGGCGGTATTACGTTTAGTTTGCAGCACATCCATAAGGTTTTCATAGTTAGTGCTTTTAATAACATCGGCCGCACTACCGGATGCCGTATCAATATTGCTTGCCCCAAACGTAGCGGTTTGGGTTCCCATCGTTTGTTTTCCTTGCTGACGTATTTGTCTAGCCTGTTGCGCTCCTGCTCTGGCTGCATAACCGGCTTGATTTTCTGATAAGGCCGCGTTTTGCTCTGCTACCTTTGCCGCGGCTTCATATTGTGCCGCCTGTGCATTAGCCTGTTGTGTACTGGAATAGGCTCCCAGAACAGAAGAAGCTGCCGATAATTCTGCTACGCACATTATTACACCGCCTTTCTATATTTCTTCGTAAACTTTCGTATTGGATAATCATTAATCAACTCCACCGGCCCAATAGAAAACCCCAACCATGTTAGCCACTTTAAAATAAAAGTGTTGGTTGAGGCGGTATAATTTTCAAGCCTACCATATTTTCTTAATAGTTTATCAACAACAACCTTACTTGCGCTGAAAAAACTCTTTGGTAAACTATCTAAATCTCTGATAAATATCATCCATAGCGTACTAGGGAACACCATTCCGTATATGCAAACTATATTTCCGTCAACATCAGAAATCCAAGCCTCTGTGCTGTCTTTAAACGAGTTTTTTAACGCTTCTTTACCGCTTACACCTAAAAGCGTGTAAATCTCCTCTACGTCCTCTGTACGCATTTTGGCCGCTATATACTCCACATCGTCCATATTCGCTCGTCTTATATTAACCATCTAGCTGCACCTCCGATATAATTGCCAGCACAGTAATAGGCAAAGGGTCTGTACTTCTAATACAGACCCTTCCTTTTATTCCTGAACCTGAAATTGTCGGCATATCCTTATCTCCAGTAAATAACGCTACCGGGTCGCCATAAGCTTCGTTTGACCTCATTTTAATTTCATATAATTTGTTAAAAGTTGTCCCTGCCCAAGCCCCTCTAGACTGCTCAAACCGAATCGTTGCTTTACTTATCCTCTTATTTCTACTTTGTATCGTTCCGTCTTTAGCCTGAAATTCGACGTTCATAGTCTCTAAGTCGCACGTATACGGTAATCCTATGTGTACTACTTTAGCTGAATGGTCAAGCGTCACTGAACCACCGGACACCGTTTTAGCCGGATGAACGTTACCATCAGCCAATATGGACACTGTTTTACCTTCCAAATGGTCAAGCCCGGTAAAGGTAGTTGCAGCTGTATCAGAAGTATAAGTAAGTCCACAATCAACAAAATATTGATCTTCCGGTTGATATATTACAACATATTCTCCATCGTCATTAGTGGAGTAAGTGGCATCCGTAGTGCGTGGTGCCATATACTCAATATACCTTTTTGTTTCTCCGTCTATAGTTCTATTGACAACAAACCAAACTTGATCGTATCCGTCACCGGGAATTACACATACGCTTTCAAACGTGCCGTCAGTTTCATGTCGGTGCCAGCCTGCCACTTGTTGATCTGCTAAATAGGTTAATCCTAATAGCATACCATCGCTGCCAACGCACCACACTATACTATTAGGGTCTTGTGCATAAGCCCATTCGGTAATTGTCCGATTCTCAAACAAATGTCCAGCATATAACGTAATATATGTAGCTTCATATGAGTATGACTGTATACTGTACCCCATGTCAAAAACGCTTGAACCTTTAGCTCCTGCGAATAATATATGGTTTCCTATAATAACCGGATTCAGCGAAGACGCTCCGTAAAACCCTTGTGCATTTGCGCTTTGATTTGAAGGTGTCCATGCTGAATCGCCGCCGCTTCCTATAACCCAATACCCTCCGGCAGTTAATCCTACAATCTGAGACAGACCTTTCAGTGACTTTATAGCATTTACTTTTTCCGACACTAGAGGGGTTGTAATAGCGTCATCGTCTTCGACTGTAAACGATACACCAAAATTAACATAGTCTCCAGTTGTAGACCCCCATAATGTTTGAGGTTCATAAGAGGTACTAGCAAATACCAATCTATTTTGATAGAAAATAACCGTTGAAGGATATCCTCTAACATCAGACCATGCCCCATAATACCATAAATCTGTCGAATCAGTGCTGCCAATCGCTTGCTTAACCGTTGCTGTTGCCACTGTTCCACTGGTAACGGCGGTAATTTCAACTATTCCGGTTGCCGTATATGGTTCTATTGTTAAATCATAATAACATGTACCGCTTGAAACACTATACAGTTTAAGGCGCAACATGACCATTTCGTCTTCTTCTGTATCGCTGTCTGATATATTATCCGTGGCCAATGAGTATTGACGCATTTTTTTCCATGTAACACCTTCGTCAGTTGATTTTTCAAGATGTAAAACTCCGGTCAGATTACCATGAGTAGTTACAGACCAAGTTCCCATTCCTCTAACAGTATCACTATAATTTGCTACTTTAGTAGTAGCAGTAACCGTAGTCGATAATGATCTATATGATCTATTTAAAGAAACAGTACAAGTTCCTGAAGTAGTTCCTGTTATTATCGCATATGCGTACTCATAATGATACGAATTGCTCACCACCGAAGTTGCTGTATATGTTCCTGCGGCTGTTTCCGTTAATGTTGCAGTCCATGAGCTATTATTTCGAGAAGTATACAGTGTTATCGTTGCGCCAGCAAATGTTCCAGAGACTGTCATAGTATACGTTATAGTGTAAGTATAGCCTGAACTATATGTACTCTTTATTTTACTAGTGCTTGCACTAGATATAACACTTGAAGTAGAAAAGCTGTCGCTAATTGTCTGCGCTTCTAAGTCTTGTTCGAGTTTAAATAACGAACCAACATGACCAGATTCAAAAATATCACTCGATGCAGTCAACGTAATACTTCCGGTTACATCACTTGGCGTTACCGTAGTGTCAGTAAGATTAATCGGTGCAAACGGCCCTAATTTATACGCTAAATCAGCTATTGTCCAGCTTGTATCTGACGTTCTGGTAAGCGTCTTAGGTACATGATCAGGATGAACTATGTATAAAACATCAGCCGACTGCGCAAATTTAAGATCGTCTAATTCATCAGAAGTATAAGGAGTTACCACTTCGTATATTGCGCTTTGCGTCCAATATGTAGCCCAGCTAGTCCCTGTTCCCGGTTCGTCCGTAGATGACGATGTATGAGCGGTTGTACATCGGTAAATTAAGCTATTTTCTAATACATAGTCACCAACAACATATGAAGTTGCAGTAACCCACGCATCGGCTGTGCTTTTTACAATTTGACCATTATCTCGATAAAACCTAACATAGTAATTACCAAATTCCAGTACATAAGCAATTGATTCAGAAAAAACAAATGAAACTACACGGCATTTATTTGCACTATCCTTAGATTCTGCAACAAAGTAAGTTCCCGGTCTGTTGGTAGCCGCTCCCTGTGGTTTAACATAGAAATTTTTCATTGTTTTTAGACCAGTAGAATATTTTTGAATATCTTGCCTTGCGTCTATATTGGGAGCAAATTCTCCACCAGTGAAACTATTCTGCATTAAGTAAATTGGCATTAAATCACGTCCTTACATTTAAATAATGCCGTTTTGATTTAGGAAGATCGCTAGGAGTTTTTTGTTCTGCTCCCTCAATGGCATTTGCTAACATGGCCTTATATATTGACCTTGTAAGTAAACTATCAGCTACTTTAAACAAATCCGTATTGTTGGTAATAGGGATTGTTATCTCAAGGGCTAAATTACAGGCCAACGTATCAATAAACAGTGGATCATATATAGTAGGGTCTGTAATCTTTTTAGCATATTTGGCATATGCCGTTTCTATGTTGCAAGCAATGTACTTGGTATTTCCATCACTGACTATTTCAAACTCATTCGGTAAATCGGTAACAAGATTACCTTCCTCAAATACTTTATATACATGTAAAGCTTCGGACGGATAAACATAAACATAATCCCAATCGGGAACGTCAACATCGACCTGCCCTAATGCTGCGCTTTTAGTTGCAAAGTTCCAAGGGAATTGTCTTAATAACGAGTCTCTAACCTGTTCATACATCGCATTACATACTTGCGCTTCCGGGCTTGCTTCTGTAAGCGAATTTATTGTGTTCTGTCCTATTTTTCTTAAGGCCAGATTGCATATTCCTACTACCGAGGCCATAATACACCCCCTATTAAAGAGTAAGGGCGGTATAACCCGCCCGTATTTACGCTATAGTCGTATTTGTATTACTGAGTAAATACCATTTACCGCCCCTAGCGATAACTTGAACCGAACCTCCGACATACGCCGGGAAAGTCGCCGTTATTTTTGCCGCACTGGTTCCGTTTACTAATATAGAACCGGTAAACGTTACAACATGTGCGTATGCTGTAGCTCCAGTAATAGTAATAATTGTTCCGTCTTGCGCCGTTGAAGGTGCAGCTATGGTCATTGCAGCAGCAGACGTTTTAGCTAGTTCTGCAACTCCTGTAGCTATTGTAATTGCTCCATCAGCGGTATAGCTGGTAACAACATCTTTACCGGTTGAAGTACCTCCGGTAATCGTAGGGCTTGTTAACGTTTTATTGGTTAATGTTTCTGTTCCAGTCAACGTTACTGATCCAGCTACAAAACTTTGAAGATATAATATCACCTTACGCAAGCTTGCGTTTGTTCTTAATCCCATAATCAACCTCCATTAAGGTTTAGAATTTTACCAATCAACGTTTCTTTGCTTGTTCTCCCGCTGTATTTAACGCCACGTTCATTAGCAATACTTCTAATCTCATCAATTGTTTTGTCAGCTAAAGACGATGCAAACACAAAAGGTTTAGGCGTAATGTCAGATAGAGTAAAGGTTTTATCCTCTACTCTATCCTTCTCACTAACCTTTTTAAATTTTTTATCGTCTTCAACCCCATTAAACTTGTCTACAAGTTGGCCTTTGTAATACCTTGTTTTATTGACAAAACAATCTTTTAAACACTCATACTTATAAGTTGCTTGGTGCATCAAATACTAGTTGAGCGTTAACTTTACCAGCGGTAAACGTCCCTGTGCCAACAGTGTAATAAATCTCGGTGTATTGCTCCATACCAGCAGGGATATAAGCGTTTAGCAATACGGCCCCCTCTGTCAATGCCGAAGCCGCAAACGTTTGGCTGGTTATAAGCGTAGTGGGCGAACTAATTGCCTCAACGGAATCGGTATACAAAGATACGGTAAGAGTTGCGCTTGTCGAAGTTGTAAAAGCGGTATCGACCGTTACATATACCTTTAACGGAACTCCTGCATCACCTGCAGCACCGTGGTCAATTACATTCGTGCTGGCTGCACTAGATGTTACAGCCTGAGCATCAGAATAAATGTGTTGTGCATCAATAAACATTTGTTTTCCTCCCTTACGATACTACTTCTTCATTATCGAGAATAGCGTCAACCTTTTTAACAGGTATACCCCAGAAATTGGTTACTGGCTTACCATCCATAACATTAACGCTTACATTGCGGTTTCCGGTATCATTAGCCATTTTATCCAGCTCGGTTTTAACCGTTTTATTGCAGTAAATGCGCGGCTGACACATATCAATATGAGGAATCAAATTATATGCTTCAATCAGCATTCCGGTAATATCGGGGCTTTCGTCTCCAGTTGAAGCTCCATAGGTTTTAAGAGCCGATACATCGATATTACCGATACGCACAGCATAACGATAATCTTTAACCGCTAGTCCACATTCCCAAACATAATGCATTCTGTACCCTTCATATGGTCTATTGCTAGAATCATACAAAGTAACTTGTCCTTTATCTTCGGTGGAAAGACCAGCTTTAGAAGCCTTTGGATAAATGCCATAAATCTTATTAGGTGACCAGCCTACCAATAGTATTGACGTATTGTCAGAGCCAGTACCACCAGCATCAATAAAGTATTCACTACCAGTGTCGGAGTAATAATCGCGGGTAAAAAATCCCTGGAAAGCTTCCGGTGTGGTGGTTACGTTTCCATAAATAAGAGTGTCAACATATTTCTGGTTCATTGCTTCCAGATATGCGACACTCTCAGAAAGTCTAAATTGATTTGTATTACCGTTAAGATCAGCAAGTTTTTTGTCAACGTCTGCGTATGCCTCAAGCATTCCACATACATCGTCAACCTGTTCCGTAGTTGATTTACTTTGGTCAACACCACTGTTAATTCTACGGAATCCTACGCTCGGTAGGCTAGTTCTACGTGTCAATCTCGTACCAGTAGGAAGATTACCTTCAATCCAAGGTACATCTGGAATAATGAGGTTTATTTCCTCCATCATTTCAGCCACAAGCGCGATTTTCCCGTCAGGGTCTAACCGCCTTGCTACATCAGTAAAATCATATTTGTTAGTGCCTAAAGTTGCCATTTAATGACCTCCTATTTTTGTTTTGAAGTTGGGTGATCAAATAAAATATCAGCCGGATTTTTTGATGGGTTATTGCTTCTGCCGTCAACAAAAGATCCTTCCTTTGTTGCCTCACCAATTGTCTTCAACATCCCGATTAGCTGCGGATTGTTAGCCATGCCGGTGTCGCGCAGTAAAGAAATAAGACCTTCATCAGCAAACCGCCGTAAGGTCTTATCAGCTAAAGCAATATCCTCTTTTTGAAACTTGCCAACTGATTCGTCATACCAATCTTTTGCCTGTTTAACGACTGCCTGTTCCACTATGTCCTGGCTTTCTCCAATCAGCTTAGAGCCAATATCAACAAGCTTCTGTGCATTTTCTTGGGACAAGCCCATTTCTTTAGCCGCTTCAATAAACGGTGCTGACTTTTCAGTGTCCCACTCCATCCCTTCCGGCAGTTTAAATGATTCATATTCCACCGGAGTTTCTTGTTCGTTTGCAGCCTGTTCAGCTTCTGCTTTGTCAGCTTCTTCGGCTATTGGGTCTTCGCCTAACAAACTTTTTGCTTCTTCGCCGTTGCTATTATCGCCAGATGTATCAACGGTTTCAGTAGGTATTTCTACTTCATTACCAGCAAACAATTGCATGTCAAACGCCCATTCTGTGTTATTATGTAGGGCATTTACCATATTGCATCACCTCTCTAAATTTGGATATAAAAAATAACAGGGTGTTAGCCTGTTGCAGATAAAAGGATCACACTCCTTTCTATTTACCTCGTTTGCCTTTGCATTTCACCACTCTTATCACCACCTTTTTTTAATATTTGCCGCTTAATATCTTCCTGAGTGATGATATATTCCTTCTCAGCCTTATGTAAAAGGTCAACACCATTCATACCAATAGCTTTTATTGATGCCTCAATAAGTAAAGCAGCGTTTCTCATACCTTCATTAAAGTAAGTCCTACTATCTCTAGTGAAACTTGTCTCATTTTGGCCGCATTTCATTATTAACCACTGGATAAACCTTCGTCCTGGATCAGTTGACATTACCTTTGCTATGTCCGATAAGTTGCGTTTATCAAGTTCCACTTCAATTAATTGTTTTATGCCTTCATTCATTGTTGCACCCCGGTTCCTAGTAATGCAGACAATGCATTATTTGAATCCATATTCGTTTCTGATAATGTCTTTGCCCCTTGTGCCAATTGCGTCCCTTGTTCCATTGCCTGTTGCATTTGCATTTGTTCTGCCTTTTGCTGCCTGATCTGCGCTGTAACATCATCAGAACGTGTAATAGACGGGCTAACAGCAAGAGCATCACCATACTTGTCAGTCATTTCGTCAAAGTCAATTTTATCTAATACATCAGGGTTAAGCTGGGCAACGGTTCCTAGATATTCAAGGTATTGTTGTATAGTGGTTAACCCTACCATTTTCTGCGCTGTAGCCATTGTTGAAATATACTCAATCTTAATGTCAAGTCCAGGAGGCAAATCTTCTGGCGGCGGCGGCAGTAATCCATCACGCATTGCAATGTTAAATACCCTATCAATAAGCGGCTGTAAAAACTCGTGCTGCAACCGGTTTAATACCGGGCCAATCTGCGACATTTTCTCTTGGACTCTCTCGATAATCTCACGAGCGGTAATATTGCTCTTGTCAATATCGGCAAGCATTCGGAATAGGTCAACGTAGAAATGCCGCTTAATAGTTTCTGCTTTCTCTTGTTTTAGTGCTTGCGCGTCTGCTAAGTCTAGGTTAACCTGCAAGGCTTGTTTAATGGAGTTGTCACCTTCTGTACGGTTATAATAGGTTACGCCGTTAGGAAGAGTATTAACGCCTCCTGCGGCCATTACATCAGTAGGAGCTACCATTGGAGGGTCAACTTGCTTTTTTACTCCAATGTGAACGTCTTCATCAATGGCCTGCAAAGATTTAGAGTCATTAAGAGAATACCAACCGGGAGAATATCCATAGATGTTTGCTCCCTTGGTTGTCCATCTAGCTACCAAGAACGGAAACTCATCATATCCGCCTATTTCCAGATAACTTTCTTCTTCGCTTCCTTCTGCCCAATACAGTGAAATAAACTGCTTAGCCCATTTTATTTCACTGTTTGGAATGTAATTCGGATTAGATGCGACTAAATGTTTGATGTTGAAATATTTTTCTAGTGTGTGATTATCCCAGCATTGTTTTACATCGTTTGGAACATTGTCAACTCCAAATGAACTTACCATTTCAGCCACTGTCATTCGCATGTCGCGCGCAAATCTATTAACTCTATTTCGATTATCTACCCCTATGGCATACTCGCCTATAGTAAATGATCTGCACCAAATACCGTGTTCGTCATCGCTTTCTACCAGCATAGCAGCAGTTCCGTAAACACCTAATTCCTTATAGAACTCAATAGCTGAATCATAGAAATTAGACCGGGAGAATATCTCTAGTATCTTTTGAGTAACGTCATCGCACCATGTTTTAACGGCTGTGTTTTCTTCTAATGTTGGGTCTGGTATTGTAAGCCGCATCCACGGCCTCGAAGGTGACGTGATACCGTCTTGCATACCAGCCGCCAATACATTGCTGGCCTCTAGCGGAATAGTGTTAATCATGTAAGTGTCACGCTTATCGCCATAATTAGGTTGATCAGTCTCGAAAAAACCGCTATATGGATTAATATAATCGCGCAAATCCTGCCAGTAAGTACGCCATAGGCCTGATTTCTGTACATCAAACATAGATTTATGGATTTTGTTTAAATCTGATCGGGTATATTTTAATTCTTTTTGTCCTTCCCACCTCATAGCATCACTGTCCTAACAGCGTTTTAGTAGCAACATTGCTTGATGATGTTCCACCGCTTGAGTCTGATTGAATAGTACTACTATACCCTGCCTGTGTGCGTTGTTTCTTCCTAGCTTTAGCTTGTTCATCTGATAATGTTGAATTGCTCGTGGTAGATATATCGATCGGTGAATTATAGGTTGTAGCTGTCGATGTAGTACCGCTTACGCTTGTCTTAAAACACATTATTTACCGCCTCCTATCTAACGGATGATATTTCTTTCCGTTGTTAGCAAAATGTAACTTATCTGATTTCATTCTCCTGTCTTCTGCCATAGCATCACCCATAGCATACCTAATCGCGTCTATAATATGGTTATCGCGGTCAATAGGCTCCGGTAACACCTTGCCATCTTTGTCTTCACGCCACTTATACACTGTAAACTCATTTATCGCCTCTCTAAGCGTGTGATGAATCACTATCCTTTGCTGCTGTAGCCACTGGATACCGAAATTCACACTGTCTTTGCCCTTGGTGCAGGGAATAGCGGTTATATCGTGCTGCCTCAACTCCTGTATGTTTAGAGGGCTTGCACAGTCGCATACGGCTATCTGCTTACCAAACATATTACTAGCCACGCCAGCCAGGAGATCATTTGTCATGTTGTAGTAATACTGTGCATTCAGCACATACAGCGTATATGTGGCCTTGTCATAGTACAGATGAACCACCGCAGCAGGATCATTAGCAAAGCCAAAGTCAATGCCGTTCTGGAACGTATGCACTCGCTTTTCCATGTCGGACAAGTCGGCTGTTTCCCAGTTCGTGAATATAACCTTACCAAGCACACCCCAATTGCCGTCACTGTAAACATCCTTGTAATACTTGTCCTTTTCATCTTCCAGAGCCTTAACATCATCAGCAGTAAGGAACTTATTATCCCGGTATGTGGTCTTGAGAATGGATAAGGTTTCATCCTTATACTCACGCTTTGAATCATCCCATCTACCCTGGAAATACTCAGTAAAAATCCAGTGCGTTTTATACACTGGATTGAAGGATAGGATTATGCGCTTTTTAACCTTACTGACACCGCGAAGACGCTTTTCCAACTGCTTAACGTCTTCATAGTCGGCCTCAGTGGCTTCTTCATACCACACGTCAGTTAGTACGCCTTTAGCTGGAGTGATAGACTTAACCTTCTCAGGGTCATCCATGCCACAGAATAGAATCTGATAACCATTCTTACACGTGATAACCAAATCAGATTTGTTGCAGTCGAAGTAGTCATTCAGTTTAAAGAAGCTTATTGCCTTGGTTATCTCGTTATAGCTTGACCGCCTTAGTGTGGATGCTACCTTACGGACGATTAGGTAATTGTGACCACCTGCGACTATATCTAATATGGAACGCTGTGCCAGGAAGTAGGATTTACCGGAGGATGAGCCGCCGAAGAATATCTGTGTTCGAGTGTCATTGTCGATATAAGGCTGGTATACAGGATTAAAGATGTTCTTATCTATTTCAAGGTTAACTGTCGTCATCGGTCAATGTCACCCTAATTGTTAAAGCGTCACCATCTTTTCCGGTAACTTCCGTCTTATCCGTGAATAGCTTCAGATGCTTACCCAACAATTCCAATGCTCTATTTGCTCCAGAAGCATCAAACTTGTATTCGCCTGTTTCATTACCTTCCTTATCTAGCACAGGTTCAGCCTGTGTACATCGTTCCGCTATATCCTGTAATTTACATAGCACATAATCAGCCGTTATCTGTGTTCTATTGCATCTTTCTGTTCTAGCCTTAGCAATTTCAGCGGCTACCTTAGCATTTCTTAGCAGCCTATGCCCTTCAACCTCTGCGCTTCTTTTAGCATATCCAGCCCGAACCGCCGCCGCTGTTGCGTTTAGGTCAATTAAATATTCTGCTACAAATTGCTTTTGTTTTGCTGTTAAATCAGCGGCCATGTTATCACCTCACATTATGCATACCATTTATTCATATCCTCAAATATCTTAATACCTTTGTTGTATCCAAACTCAATCAATACTTTGCACATTAAATCATCAGCTTTTTAAAAAATTCTTTTGGTGTCATATCATCACCTACTTACGGCACTAGAAGCAGCGCAAGCAGACTCATAAGCTTGTTGTGCACTTTCTGCTGCTGTTGTCATTATTCCTGGATTTATCGGCGTAGCATCAATTAATGTTTTTATCTTCCGTGCTACATCGTTATGATGTGCCCTAGTGTCCTTTAAAAATAAATAAAACTCTCTTCTTTCTTCTTCGTTTAACTCTATTACTGTTATATACTCTGTCTTTGGTTTATTGGTTATCTTCATACTATCAACTACCCTTTCTATATCTCATTTAATAAGGCAAACTCTCCAAAATAAAAAGAAGCGGCTTTATTGTAGATTAAAGCAGCTTCTTTTGCAGTTTCATAAGTTCCTAACCATATTTGTTTATTATTAACTCTAATCCCAGCTAAATATTTACCGGTTATTTTATTTAATGTACACCCTTTATACCCGGTTTTATTATTAGTATATATCTTTTTATTAGCCGCATTTTGCAGTTGTGTGCAAATCCTAAGATTCTCTTTTCTATTATCAAGCCGGTTGTGGTTTATATGGTCAACAGGAATATTAGGATCAGTCGCGTTAACTATTTCTCTGTGCATATATACACCATGGTTTTTCCCATTATAAAAATAGTTTCTTTTTGCGGAAACATTTCCAGATTTATTTTTACAAACATACCATTTGTATTTATTTATACGATCATAATCTTCATCGTCTACTATAGCTACCATACCTTTATTTAGTATAATTTCCTTCATTGATAACCTCCTATCTAAAATTCATTATTTCCTTTGTCCTTAACTCTATTATCTTCTTAATAGATTGATACTTAGCTTCTATCCCTGCAAGATTAGCCTTGCCCACTATTAAAGTTGTCTGTGCCTGTTCTAATGCGTCAGCGGCCTTTATGACAATCTCATCAGCTTCTATAATCATCTTTGCAAGGCTAGGCGGTATTTTCTTATCTACCATTGCCAGCGCTTTACCTTGCTCTATCTTATAATTTTTTTCAGCTTTCATGGCGTTTACTTCATACTTTGCTACTGTATCACACAGTCTTTCATATTCATTAGATAGTTGCCAGCATAGTTTGCTTAGTTGTGCAGGTTGCATTGATTCTATATTAGCTTCTTGCCGTTCTTGCTCAGTTAGCATATAATCACCGTCCAGACCAATTAATAAGCGCGACACAAAATTCCATGCAAATCCATAGGGCCATACATTCAGTTAGGCTCATAAATTCCAAACCTCCAAGCCTTATGCACGATCTCCTTTATAACCTCAACAGGCTTACCCTCACGCTTCGCTATTATCTCGAATAGTTCATCGTCGCTAATCTCTCCCCTGTGATCTGCACCATGACACCCCATACTAAACGCCGCAGGGCCACATAGCTTTATGCAATTCTCCTTTATGTCCGGCCCTCTTGCGCCCTTACCTTTTACATGCGCCACTTCCAAATTAAAAAAGCCATCAGGCCACCGATTACATTTTTCGCAGTGGTCTATGGCTTTAACTTTATTCATTCCCGTTTTATCAACTATTCTCTTTATTTTTGGTATCATCTAACGCTACCTCGTACAGCATCATTGCCCGTGTCATAGCATGGGTCAATTCTTCCATATCTCCGGTTAAGTGCCAATTTATCATGTGCTCCATTGCATGATCGTATATTTCTTCAGGAGTTAGCTTACGCCAGTTATCTTTTTCGTATCGCTTTGCTCCTTCTGCCATAACCTTGCCTACTTCCAGTAAGGCTCGATGTGGTACAAGGCTAAATGCAGTATCAATTCTTGATTGTTTCCCGCCATGCTCATTTACTACTATTCCAGTATCAGGAAAATATCGTGGATCTCCGCATTTAGGGCAAGTGTTATATGTTGTGTCTAAATATCTAGTATTGCACCTTAAACATGTTGCGTTTAAACCGTCTTTAAACATTACCGCAGCACCCCCGTAACACGACTAGACTTATACCCGCTTCTTGTCTTTGTGCATCCAGGGTTAAATTGCTCATGTACTAATGTAGACCGAATAATCGGCTCATAGCATTCTACCTGCCCAACTCCATCAATATAAACACGTTGGGCGGTGCATACTTCCGTCCCGTGGTATTTGCAATCTGTTAATTTGCATTTCACGTTAGCCATAACACTTACTCCTTAAATACGTTAAATATTCAATACCCCTATGTAGGTTCTTAAATGGTAATATTTCATGCCTATCAGGGAAGTAAATAACCATCGGCACTCCTTCTGCACCTTCATACCCATTTAATTTCTGACCGTATTCATCGTAAACTTTATAACTACCAGAGCGGATATAAGCAACATCCCTGCCATGCCTCCGTACTTGCTGCAAGTCTGGATAATGTAAATGGGCCACTGCGAACACATCAGCAATTCCTTTTTCGTCTAACAAGCGTCTTTGTGCATTGGTAGTGTTTAATTGACTATTCCCGGCAGATTTATGCCTTGCGTTTATTTTGTATGTTTCCTGTCCTAACTGTATATTGATCTCGCCACCATGCCATAAATTAACGCAATCAGCCACGCTTTTACTGCAAAGATTCTCGATAAAATCATATTTGTTAATCCTCATGTCCCAATCATCGTGACAACCTCGTATTAACGCTATAGCCTTACTTCTTAATTCAGACATGAATTGTATTACAAGCTTGTCTTGCAAGTCGCTTGTGGCTATCTGCTCATTTGTACCGCTCGGTATAATGGTCGGCTTCTGATTCTCTTTATAATCACCGGCGCCAATAAAAAAGACACCATCCGTTTGAATGATGTCCCTTTTGTCTCGCTCAAAGCTATCGTATTTAATCCCCTGCGCTCCTAAATGCCAATCACCCCAATGGGCGATACCAATAGGCTTATCTCCGCTTATTTTAATCGTTGTTTTAGTTTGCTTTGTGTCCATATTACTAATGGACTGATTTAATTCTTTTAATTTATCCCAGTAATTTATTACATCTTCTTCGGTCGGGGTGGCACGTTTATCTGTATATTCAATATCACCTTTAATTTGCGGCTGAATATGAACTCTTAAATGGTTGCGGATATTATCATAAGTAAGCTTTAAACCCATTTCTTTATTGATTATATCGCGTATTTCTCCATACCCGTATTTCTCACTTTGCAACGATAATTTACTAGCCCTTTGTCTCCACTCCATATATTCACCCCAATATAAAAAGCCCCCTATGCAGGAGGCTATAATCTCGCGCGGTGGCCCTAAGTACACGCCATTATTCTTAGGGCCACTCTTATTAATTCGCCGAGCAACTACCGCCCAGCATACCAGCCCCCATAACCGGAGGCTGCAACAATGTATCTAGTCAGCGCAAATGTCGCTGCTTGATATCTTTACTAATACCATTTTATAGCTTAAAAAGTGTTAAAAACGGACATAAACCGGACATTTTTATAAATATCCCAATTCTTGAGCTATTGCATAAATGGTTATTTGTTTCCACCTTCGAATTGTTCTATCATCAACCCCTAAATGATAACTTATCCCTTGGTCAGTATATCTATTTTGCCAATATTTCATTTCTATTAATTTCTTTTTACTTTCATCACAATGCTCGTACACATTTCTTATAGCATTCACAATGCCCTCTAAACGTCGTATACGCTTGTCCTGCAATATTTTAGCTGTCTTGCTGCCTGTTGGGTCTCCCGGAGTAGAACTGTGTCCCTCCTGTGGCTCAGGAGTTTCTAGTATTATTTCTCTTTTTAGGCTCTCAAGTTCTTTACAGGTCTGCTTATAATGTCTCAACTCAGATTCAATATATCTGTAAGTGTCTTTGCTTATCTTTCCCTTTGTCATCGTGACTTCTACATATTTTTTATGATCTAAATCCAAACTCTCGCATAGTGTAGCTGCCCATGCACTATGGATAAACTTTTTAGCATCGCAGAAATTGTGATCTATTTTTTTATTTTTGCACTCTTCTACCGTACACCACTCCGGGCAACCGTCTGAATGCTCATAATCATCTACAGCCCTTTTTAATATGGCTGACATTAATCTTCTTGCGCCATCGTCGTTCATCTTTATGTCCCCGCCCCCCAAATAAAAATCAAATCATGCTTCTTTATTTAAACATCCATTACTGTTTGCAAATTCTTCTGCTGTCTTTGCAAGCTCAGCGGAAATTTTCTTTGCCAATATCTTTAATAATTTTACAGAAACATAAAACGAAAATGCCGATCCTGATATTAATCCTATTAACAACCCCAATAAAATACTTCCTGTGTCCATGTTATTCCCTCCCAACACGAATAGGGCAGCTATTTAGCTACCCTTTTTCTCTAATTCTTCTACTCGCTTAGTTAATTCATCAATCTTCTTTAATAAAAACGGTGTGCAAGTGTGACTAATTCCCTCTCTTTTTAATTCACCGCAATATTCACATTGCCAACGTATCATTTTTGGCATTTTTATTGTTTCCATCTTCACGCCCCCTTAGCTTCTTTTTTCTCTCTCCTTCGCTTTTGTGCCGCTTTGCTTCTCCTACCCATCACAACGCCTCCCATATCATAGCCGCAATCACCACGGCCCCTATTACCACCAACCCTATATACGTGCATAGCAGGTTGTATAGTATGTTAGTCAGTTTTTGTATTGCGGGTCGCCTCCTTTGTTTTGGCTAGGGCTTGCTCAACAATAGGTATGAACTGTTGATAATCATCGTATTGCTTAATGAATTAATCTTTTAGCTGTTCCAACGCCCCAACCAGCTCAGTAACCTTTGCCTCTGCCTTATCTGCTCTAATTCCTTGACATGTAGCATCAATATCTTTTTTCTCTAGGCGATATAGTTCTTCGTCTAGCACCTTGAAATCTTGTTCTAATTTTTTATATTTGGCGTTTGCTGCCTGTCGTGGGCATTGATCTTCTTCCTTGCAAACAGCGCACTGGCATGTTCTCATATTATCAATCCAAGGATTTTGTTCTCTTAGCCCTCTAAGTTTCTGCTGTAAATCCTCACTCACCCTTATTCACCAGCCTTTCACTGTTAAACTTATGACAAGCATCACACCAGCCACGCTTTTTACCGTCCGTATATCCCATGTAATAAACTATTGGTATTGATATTATTAAAATCAATTCCATCACTTAACCAGCCTTTCTGCTATTACCCACTCGCTACAATTCTTACATTCATCGCACTTAATGCGATCTTTTGGCTTATCTGGATTTCGTTCGCAATTCCCGCAGCAACGCATAGCCGCTATTGTAGCCTGTTGTTGCTGGATTTGCTGTTCTAACCAGGTTTCCTTATCTATGCCGCATTTAGTGCAGTATTGACGTTCTGGGGCTGGTCTATCTGCAAATCCAAGATACTTTTTCCATAAATGCTCACACTCAGCCATTGTCACCCTCCTCCGGCTCTGTAGTTAGTGCCTGTTCTGGCTTAATATAGCTAGGGCAAAATTCAGTGTAACCGCAAGAATTATCATGGCATTCTTTGAAATAACCAGAGCATTCTTTTATTCCTTCGTCCGCAATAGCACCCAACTTCGCAAGCCGTAGGATTTCTTGCTTATCTGTTACAGTGTTTAAAGTTGCTCCAACGATATTGCCAAGTTCAAGCTTTACTATTAATTCTCCCCGCTCAATCTTGCCTATCAAATCATTCACGCTTACCCCTCCCTACTATTTTTTTTACAGGTTATATCATGGCATTTATCAGCAAAAGGGCATATTACGCAATGTATTGAGTTACTACCAAACTTACCATAGCAATTCACGCTCTACCCCTCCCACATAACCCCGGCACATCCGGGGATAATATTACTAAACCTTCATTCTCCTTACTGTACAAGGTCAGATTATGCCGCTGGCCTTGTTCTTTTGTTTTAGCATTGACTCCGCTGGTTAATTTTCGTATATTTGGGGTAGAACCTGACGGAGGAAGTGGCACTTTGCGATTTTTCGCTCTGGCCCACTAGATACCACGTCAGGTTTTTTAATTGTCAGCACCTACCCCACCCCAATCTAATCATTCGGCGTATCGTGTATATTGCCGATTACTTCAACCCGTTCATCGCCAAATTCACCGTTGCCAATGTCGCTCAGAAGATACTTTCCTTTTTTGCCGTCTACACTTGGATACGTCACTACAAAAGCGGCTAACTCGTCGTCATACTCAACAACGCCATACATTAATCCGTTATAGCCTAAAATGTCCTTTTCATAGATTTCCTGTCCTTCCGGGTATTCTTCCGTCCGCTTGTCATCTCTCTTTCCGGTGTATTGCATTAACTCTATGCCTTTTTTGCTTGCAGTTGTAGATAATGTAATGGTGTTACCGTCAGTAAATTGAAGCCCATACTCTTCTCCAAGCCAAATCATTAACACTTGTTGCATAGTATTTGTTTCTTTATCATAACAACGGAACTTTATCTCCCTTGCCATCCTCAACACTCCCCATCAGCTAATCTCTGTATCCGTTTAATGCAATCAGGGCAAAAATCAGTATCACTGGCTATATGCGTAGCGCACTTTTCGCAAATAGGCTTATCGCAAGTAAGTCGGTGCGCTTTAAAATCGGCTGATGATATTACTACACCCGCCGGGCAATCACATAATAAAGTCGCCATGTTCCTTTTACAAAATGGACAACCGCCTTTTGACTCTGGAATAATATCCATCCTCAACACTCCCCAGCAATATCTAGTTCATACAGTTCAACCTTTTTACCGCACTTTTCGCATGTATGAATTAATTTTTCTCGCTTATGAGCCGCCACATATAAAGGCCAAATATGATCTTCTCCACAGTCGCATTTGTGACCAATTGGAAAGTCATTTTCATTTCGGATAATACTTTTCATCCTCAACACTCCCCTACATTTCCCTAACACGTTGATACACTTCTCTAAGCATGTCCATGTCTATATTCTTGCACCCGTTATCCTTTAACGCTTTTATCGCTCTTAGAAAGCACCTTGCGTCTTCATGCTGTTCCGGCGGTAATGCTTTTTTATAACTAACACCATACGAATATATCCCTACATTAGCTGACAATCCCGCATTATGTCTCCACCTGTATATCATGTGTAAGGCGATACCTGAAACCCTAGAAATTTCGCCATCAGATTTACCTTGTTTGTACAATTTCAAGCATGTTTTCTTTTCATCGGCGGTAAGTAGGCCTCTTTTGTTGTATGGAAGTCCTCGTTTTTTCCTCCAAATTGATATAGTTGGCGATGTAACACCGACAATACCAGCTATCTTTACATCGCTGCATCCTTGGTTATATAGTTTAAGCACTTGTTTTTCTATATCGGGATTAGGTTTTTTACTAGTTAGTCCACTCAGAAACATTTCCATCACTCGCTTTCAGTGAGAAATAACTCATTGCCTTATTAACCGTGTACTTTTTATTAAATATGGCTAAGAATAACGCCATATAATTATCTGTCAGTGGATCTTTCACTTTTTACACCTCCACCTAGTGCATTGTTGATTTTCCTTAACCCTCACTGCTTGCTGTACGTCAGGATTCTTTTTATAGCAGACCATTTCGCCGGGATACGCTCGCCGGTCAACATTTTGGCATGTTCCGCAAACCTGTTTAACCGCCTTATACATTCCTACCCCTCCAGTTATTTAGCACTCCTCAAACCATAATTCCGGGTATTTCTCCCTAAACAGCTTTAACTTTATTTTGTAAACCTCTGTCCTATATCCCTTAGTGTCAATCCATACCTCGCGACCATCAGCATACAAAATCCAAAAATCCGGTGTATATGTAATCGGCCTTATCCACTTGCCATTCTGTGGGCATCGGTATCCGCCTTGCAGAACAAATGCCTTTGGGTGGTGCTTGAAGTCTATTACCTCTCCAGCACGCTTGAGCAGTAGCAATTCCCCATACTTTGCAGCCTCTTTCTTAGAATCAAACACCAGTCCGTCAAGCTGAACCTTTACATTGTTGTACTTAGACCGCTTTTCAGCCTTGCCGCTCAATACTTCCTGTAGTTGCTTATTACGCCGCTGGCAGTCAAGCGATAGGCTCTCCCACCGAATTACCGTCCTACCTGGCACTTATTAACCGATCCCCTTTACCAGTTTCATAACCGTTTGGCGTGTTATCTGGCATATAATCTCGTTTTCCTGCCTGTCCGCTTTACGCTCAAGCAAATTGTTATATATCTTCAAAAACTGTGCCCGGTCAATAGATGGATTCTCAGACATTAGCAATGATTTATATCCCATAACCTTTACCGCTTCGCTTATTACTTCATGGGACCATTCCGTCCGCTTATATGGGTCCAGCTTTTTAATTACCTCGGACCATGCTTCTTCGGCCGAAGGTATCCCCGCATTTCGTATGGACCGCACCGCCTTTATTATCCGGCCGGGGGTTGGGTACTCGTCAGCGCGCAGCATCTTTACAACTGCCGTCTTAGCTGTAGTGTAATCTAGGTCCAGCAGTACCAAATTCCAAGAGTCTATAATATCGTCAGCGTCACCTTCAGCTATCCTCGGGTATATGCTCGCAATTAATGTCAATATCGCCGTAGTTTCCTCTCTGTTCAAACGAACCACGCTCCAATACTTTTTTAAATTTAGCCGCTCCTGTTAGCTTTTTCTGTCCAGGAGGTGTGCCTGACCTAGCCTTTTCAAGTATCTTCAAGAAGTTCTTTGGCCCCATTAGCCAGTCAAAGCTTGCTTGCCATCCAAGGTCATTAGTCCCGTTATGGTGTGGTGACTGGCTGGCGTATCGAAAAACTTCGGTTATTGCATCCCGACCGTGCTCTTTTATCCGGGCATTTATTGTCTTACGCCTATTGTCCGTCAAAGCCTCAGCCTTTGGCATCTTCGTACAGGTTGCATTGTATTCATCAAGAATCCCTTGGTAGTCAGTCCGCGCTTTCGGTTCGTCGGCGGCCGCCGTAGGAAGGGAATCAGGAATCAGGTTAAGGGAATCAGGAATCAGGTTAAGGGAATCCGCAGGGCTACTTTCATTCTTTTCTGGTTCTTGCACTGTACTTGTACTGTTCTGGTCTGGTGCTGGTATATTACTAGCACCTTCTTTTACGTGCGGATTCTGGTGTTTAGTCCAGTTATTAACCTGGACATACTTGGTTTTGTCCACTTCATATATGGTGATAAAACCCTTCTCATTCAAGGATTCAAGTAGTTCAATAATGTTGCAATCATCGTAAGGTAACACTTCCGCTTTAATCTTTTTGGGGCGGTATTCTAAGCGTCCCTCACGATCTGCAATAGTCCATAATCCCGCAAACAACAATCTGGCTAATGGTTCACATTCTCCTAATTCATCATTTGTGAAAAATCCCGGTTTAATATTTCTCGCTCTTGCCAAATTGGCCGCCCCCACATACATAAAATCTAATTGGTTATACTAACATGGGCTAGTCTGCCCTATAGTGCCAGTTATAAAGTATCTCTTTAGCCTTACGGTATTTCTCAATCATGCTCATTTCCGGTTTATATAATCTACTCTCAAACAATTGTGTCTGATCTGGGCTGCCCATAGCTTCAAACTTCTTTTGGCAGTTAGGCCCAAGACCACGCTTTATTGATTCTGGTTTCTTGAGCCTGTGGTTGCACATCTTACAGTGACACATGGTCTAAAATGGTGCTTCTTCTGGATACGATTCCCCGCCAAAACCGTGGTTGTCTTGATTATTAAATCGTATATCCTTCCCGATACAATCCGCGATCACTGTTACTTTTCTTCGTTTTTGTCCGTCTTGCTGTTCCCACTTTTCAACCGTTAACCTTCCTGCCACTATGATGTTATCGCCTTTCCTAACCTCATTTCCCAAAGCCTCGGCAAGTTCCTTAAACGCCTTTACATCGTAGCTGTCATATTTGGCTTTTCCATCAGAATCTTTTCCTTTGTACACTGAAACGCTTACGGTTGTTATTGTCATTCCACTTTGAGTTATTTTTGTTTCAGGATCCCAAGCCTTTCCGTTTATCACAACTTGATTCATGCGCTCACCGCTTTCTTTTGGCA